TTTTCTGTTTTACTTATAAAGGCTTCAATTTCCCGTTTTAGCTTTTCTAAAAACTTTGGCTTTTCATTCATAAACATATCAGTTTTATATTTTCGGGCTTCATTAACGGATTTAAACATTTCCGAAAATCCAGAATCTTTTAAACATAACCGCATACAATCGGCAGCTTTAGCACCTCCACAAATTATATTATTGGGAAACAGACTCAAGCTTGCGATTTTAAATTCCGTTCCGTTTTGTGACTTTGCTATTTTCGAGTTAGTGCCACCCGTATTTAATAGTTTAACGTTCTTCATTTTGGTTAATCCTTTTTCAGTTTAGATTTTTGATTCGTTAGCTAATGGTGGTCAGTCCATCCGAATCTATTTTACTAAATGCACTTTTAAATGCGGAGTCAAATGTTTTGTTAATTGGCTTTTTTATTTACTTTTTTGATTTTATTTAGTTTTTTACTAAGTATTTATTTGTTGATTAACTATTTTGTAACGTTATACTATACGTCTATAAATAATAATTGACGTGCGAGTAAAAAAAGAACAGATTAGGAACATTCAAAAAAAGTGGAGAGATAATGATTCTTACGCCTAAACAGGCCAAGGAGATCGGTGAGGCGTTGATCGATGCTTCAGAAACCGTAAGTGAAGGCCAAAACGATCATAAGGTTATAGTAGTAAAAGACTCAGCAATATCTATCCAATCTGATCTCCTGATCGATGATTGGGAAACAGTAGCAACAGTCAGTACACGCTAGTATATAATACAATTGACGTGCGAGTAGTTTGATTGAGGCCCCTTTTGGGGCCTTTTTCTTTGCCTCCTCTTCCCCATACTAGTTCGACTTAGCAAATAAAAAGCCCCCTGACGGGGAGGGTGTCAGAGGGCTAGTAGGGAGGGCTAGGTAGAAATACTTTTATGGAGCATTCCTGACTGTAAGTTTAAGTGATTCCACTATTAAATGCAAGTATTAATATTTTTCTTGACTTTAGTTATGCCACCTACTTATGCTGATGATTATTAAGGAAGGGTAGGACGATGGTTAATAGGGTTAAATATTTACAAGAGGTGAAACAGAAAACGGGGCAAAGCAAATGGGCATTTGCACCCCCTGAGTATTTAAAAGAACGGTTAGAATGCAAGTTTGAGCTATACAATAAGCGTTCAACAGCAATCGACAGGTGCTTAGAGATTGATCAGTTACATCAACAGTGGCTGAAGGACGATCAAATTGTAATCAGGGTTAGCTCTGCCACCGTTTTAGGTACGATTAACTATTACAAAAGCACCAATGAGTTCGTTAGGTTAGCTGCTAACAGCAAGAAGACATACGATCAGTTAGTAAGTTCACTAAAAGATGTACAGTTACGTTCTAAAAGCGGCCTATTTCTAGATATGTTGGCCTCTAACGTAACAGAGGATCATGCGGATAAATTACATGCTTTCCTGAGAGATAACATTTCAGATCACAGAGCAAGACACACAGTTAAATTCCTTAAACGTGTATGGAATGTTTGCGAAAAGAAAAAGAAGATTAAAGGTAATCCTTGGAGACATTTGGAGTTAGATCAAGATCCGATTAGTGATGTAGTATGGAAGGATAGCCAAGTAGATCGGTTTATCAGTACTGCAGACGATATGGGCTACCCTTCGATGGGAACACTGGCAATGCTCTGCTACGATCTCTGCCAACGACCTGGGGATATGCGTCAGCTTACATGGGAACAGTTCGATGGTGAAAGCTTCGACTTCTATCAGGAAAAGACAGGCGTTAAAATCGAAATCGATGCAAGCCCACGTCTAATTAAACGGCTAGTGCCGCTACATAATAAATACGGACAGCATGAAACCATTGTTCAATATGAAAAAACGAACAAGGGGTACGACAATAGAAAGTATAACGAGATCGCTTCTAAAATAAGGAAGCAGTGTATGCTCCCTGAAAAGCTGAAGATGAAGTTTCTAAGGCACTCAGGGGCTACCGTTCTTGGCGAAAACGGGGCTACGGAAGATCAGATCTCCGCAGTTACAGGCCACAAATCCAGACAGATGCTAAATATATACGTCAAAAAGACCAAGCGTTTGGCTTCGTCTGCACAATCACTGAGGTTTAAGGAGAATGAACAATACCAATGAGGCAAGAAGGGCGTTTGAGAAAGAACTACAACGGCTGATTAACAAGCCACCAAGCGTCCTCACGGAAAGACTGATTGACTTAATACAGGCAATACAAACTGAACTTAGAAAGGAATGACCAATGGATATAGCGCAGTTACCTATCAGGCTTTTAGCGCATTTAGAATACATCGGATTGCTACCAAGGCACATCGATGAAGATGGTATAGACAATATTGAAAGCGAAGAAATCGGAAAGAGCTTCTTCAGGAAGCCCGACTTCGATGCCAATGGTGAACCAGATTTTTAGGAGTTTGCCATGCTACCACCTTGCGAAAATTATGACGAATGCAGATCCTACGGGGTCTTCAAAGACGGGTATGAAGAAAAAGCTCTTTGCCCAAAATGTTACGCTCAACGAAAAGGAATAAATATCTTTGGAAACAAATCAAACTCTAAAACCGCAGTACCATCATCCATGTCGGCTATTCGGAAAAGACTACATAAACGCCACCGAAGCCGCCAAGCAACTCAAGCTTAGTCATGGATGGGTAGCCTATATGGTTCGTAATGGAATGAATAAGGATATTCCTCATAGTGAACGCAGAGGCAGAGGTAGACCACGTAATGAACGTACAAACTAGACACCATCAGCAAGAGGCTGCGAAAAGGAGTAAAGCCTCACAGGAGACTAAGTTCTTCCAAGTGGGTCATGTAACTTTTGAGATTAATAACTCTGAAGAGCATGGCCTTACTTTCTCTCTAATAGCAGGGGAAGCTCTATCAGCTAAAGACCGTAAGCCACTATTCTCAGGCTTCGTGGAAACAGGCATGATTGAGGAGCTAAGAACACTTGCGTTGTACCTAAGAGAGTTACAACTGAGAGATAAGTTTGGTGGAATTTTGGACTAAAAAAAATACTATTTGACAAAAAAAAATCAAATAATATAAAATAAAATAAAATCTTGAGAAAATATTGTTTATTATCAAGGAGTTGGTTGCGGGGAGAGGATTTGAACCTCTGACCTTCAGGTTATAGCCAGATTCCTTATAAATCAATAGGTTAGCAGGTGTCGGTATTAGATAAGCCCATAACTTACTGGCGTTTTATAGTATTGACTAAGTGGCGTAACTATGTAGGCTAGGCTAACTGCTCTCAAGATTCCATTATATTAGGGAGCAAATCGATGCAGTATAAAAATATAACTAATATTAAGTTTAAAGGCGCAGAAAAAGCAAAGTCAGATAAGCTCAGAGCTTGTGGTGAATGTTGCAAGTTAATACGTCCAAAAGAAGATGTAACGATAGTTTGCTACACATATGTTCCTAGCTTTTACATAGAAGGTGAAGAAGAAGACAGGGCAATGAGTTTTGAATTTCTATGCCCTGCATGTGGGGAAAAATATTTTGATTTACCGTGAGCAACTACAGTTTGTCCAAACGCTAAATTTAACTGAGGGTGAAAAAAAGACAGTTGCTTGTCCTTCTTGTGGCAAGCGAAATAAGTTCACAGTCGATAAATATGACGGGGTTCTGGTTTGGAACTGTTACTCTGCATCCTGTTCAGTAAAGGGGAGCTTTCGAGGCTCTAGAGAAATGGATGCCCTGAAAAATTATATCGGGGGTTCTCCTACTCAACGAAAGCGGAAGGTCAATCGGATGCCCGATATAACCACCGCAATAGAGAACCACCGACCTGCCCTCGAATACCTAGAAGAGGTCAATTCCCTTGAAGCTTATGAGCGAGGCTATATAAAGATCAGATATGCTCCATCTGATAACAGAGTTCTTTTCTACACCCCTGACGGTTTAGGGGCTGTAGGAAGAGCTTTGGATAAGCGCACACCAAAGTGGTGGAGCTACGGGGATACCTCTAAGGGTGTTGAGGTTGGCACAGGTAGCCGTGCGGTTCTCGTCGAGGATGTTCCTTCAGCATGTTCTGTCAGTCGCTTAGATGGGTATACAGGCTATGCCCTACTGGGTACAAATGTCACAGTGCCAGTTAAAAACACACTTAGTAAGTACAATGACGTAACAATTATTCTTGACAAAGACGCAAGTTCCAGGGCAGTGTTTATTAGTGGGCAGTGTTCAAACATTAGTTATGTTAGATTCACTGACAAAGATTTAAAATTGTTATCTGTAGTAGAGTTAAATAAAGTACTGGTATAATAATATGGCTAAAAGAGTTATATACAACCATAAGAACGTAAACATTACCCAATACACTGGATGGAGAAAAAGTTTCTTCCGAAACTATATTTCTTTTCGTTGGTGGAATAAAAGATTAGTCACGCTGACTAGTGTAGGTGTTATGTATCATCGAACTATTACAAGATTTTTAAAAATAAACCGCAAATCTACTACTAGTGATTGGGTAGGTAACTTCGTTTGGGGCAGCCCCAATGTGGCATTAGCCCCACCCCGAAAAAATGATCACGGATTAGCATTGAACATAGATACGTATATAGATTACGTAGATAAATAGTTAATACACAGTCGAAGCTACCCTTAGCACCGACTATAAACACAAGGAAAAGGTACAAATGAAAGCCAGAGCAATAATCGTTATCGATTACCTGATCGACGGTGGTTTTAAAGGAGCCGCTGAAGAACAAGAGAAATTAGAAGAAGCAATCACAGATATTGTAAAAGACAATAAGCGTGTGGTTTTTCATCAGATAGACATGAAAGAACGACGAGGTGATGTTCCTCCCGACATAACTAAGATGAAATTTCGAACTAATTGATTTTAAACAACAATTTAAAAAAGTAGCCCTAGTCCAAAGATTGGGGCTTTTTTTGTTACACTAAGTGCTTTATTATGCCACCTTATAATAATAATAGTATAGGGCGGTATTATGGAACAACAGCTAATAAAAACGCTGCTTAGTAATAGCACCTTCTTAGCGAATCAGGCGAACTTACGCAGGACACTATTCAGTGGTGAGTACGCATCAATATACGATAAGCTAAAAGAGGCGCATGAAAAGTATGCAAGAGATCTTACCTTAGATGAAATCTACAGCCTGTGGCTTACGGATAACCCCGTGGCTACTCCTGCGGAGATACATGAGTGTAGGGATGTA